ATTTCTAGTATTACTGTGCTCTATAATGCTAGATGTCAAGTATGCATCATAATAATGATCGGTATCACGACCCACAGAACTATAAATATTTATGTCTAATAAAGAAAGAATAAGATCAAAACAAGTATTGCTAGGTTTGTATAATAGATTCAAATTTTCTGAATCAAGAATTTTATAAATAGCATTATATGCCTTAAGTCTATTACTCATATTATGTTTTCTAGATAATTGTTAGTAGGTATACTATTCTTGGCTTCTATTTGCCCAGTAGTTATATTCTTTAGAAACTGTTTATCAAAGACTATATGTCCATTAAAAGAAAATAAGCCATCACGAATATTAGTAAATTGGGTATTAGAATTTGTTTGAGAAAAAATTGCATTATTATAAGTACTAGCGATATAGTTATTAAGACTATTTTTTGGATAGTCTTGTAAATCAAGAAACACGTCACCTGCTTTATGAGCCAAGCATAGATCAGAATAGGATAATGATATTGGAGCAGCGATGACCTTCGATAAATTTTCTTTATCTATATTACAAATTTTTTGTATACCTAAAATATGCTGTTGAATTTGATTAACATCAGTAGAATTAGCATTGATTAAATACAATACTAGACATATATTTTCTTGATTAAGAGTAACAGAAATAAATTCTGAGATCAAATCAAAAACATACTCATTATTATGATCATAGTCTACAACGGTATAAAATTTCTTCATCTGATTATATGATGGGAAAGAAATTACCTGATCTGTTTTTTGAATTAGGTCTTGATATTTTAGACTATATAATATAGATGGTTTTTTTAATACTATATCTAGTGTTTGTTTAGCAAATGTATCGTCAACCAAAACTTCATCAAATAAATTGAGATAGTCTATATCACTTTCTGATAAAAGTTCACTTTCTAGTATTGGTATAACAATGTTTCTTTTTATTTTCTGAGTATAACACAAGCTATTTATAGGTAAATTTTGTATCAATATATCGTACTGTTCACTAGCTTTGCTTTCTGTAAATACTGTCTTATTATTATAAGACTTACAGCTACCAGATAGAATATGTCTACTTGTAATATTACCTAATTTAGTTAGATTATTTAATATGGCCTCAGAATGTAACCCATTAATAGACGAGTCTCTGTATTGTCCAAGATATAATATGTTCATGATGATGCTTTCATTTTAGCGTATGCGATAAAGTCATCTTGGAATGTCGTATTGTTTTTCAAAACAGCATTAGCTTGTTTCTGATTATCTAATACCGTATACATATAATCAGTGATGGATTTGAAATTGGATGGTTTAATATTAAGATGCCCACTACTAGTAAATCCATAATCAATATCTTTTAAAAGATTAAGCAATTCCAGATTTTCCATTTTCTCTAGATTACCGAAATATTTATTACATAACGATAAACAAGCGTCGAGGCTCTGGTGGACACCAACATTCAAATTAAAGTCCTCAAATGGTATAATTTGTTCAATTAGTTGGTTCCAGTTAGATCTATATCCGCTATCATCTAGCTTATCTAAATATTTTTCCCATTTTTTAGCAATATTATCCCAACAATAGTGCTGTTCTGTTAGTTTTCTAACTTTAATTCTTTTCTGATTTCTCATTGGGGCGGGAAGACTGACGTGTTCGATTACATGCTTAATAAAATCGTCGTTATCTGGATAAACTCTGTATGCTTTGGTTTCAAGTTCTTTAAATTTACTCTTAACCTTAATTGGATACGCATCTAGCTTATTAACTATATCGCACATAGCGCTATAATTTACTGTAGCTATAGGAATTCCACACGCTCCGGCTTCAACTTGTGGCATACCGAAGCCTTCGCATATAGCGTATTGTACATACAAGTCAAAGAGATTATAGATTTCGCTTAATTTTTGTGTCGTTAATCCATCGGCTACCGAAGGAAAAACAGAGGCTTTATTAACACAATGTTTGCAAATTCTTTGCGGCCCTCCAAATGTTTCACAAGAAATATTTCTACAATTTCTACAAACATAGGTAAACAAAACTTTATTTGTAATCCTATTGTCTTTAAGAATCTCCGGAATATCCCAGCCCATATCGGGATAACTAGTATGAAGATATAGATATAACCTTTTGCCAAGTTCTGGATCTGTTTTTTCTACTTGGTCCAGAATTTTTCTAAAAGACAAACATAGCTCTGGAATAAGCTTTCTTTTTTGATTACGCATAACAGAACCGATAATAATTGCATTATTGGGAATGTTATATTTTGCCCTAAGTTGATTTTGATCTAATATTTTGAATGTGTCTAGATCAACACCAGGAGAAGTAGTGTCTATATAGTTTATCTTACCAGAACTTTGTGTTTTTAAAACATTAGCACCCCAATCAGAATAAGTAAATACAGCATCAGCCGATAGAAAGGTTTCTATCCATTCTTCTTGTTGTGGCTCAGAATCAACGGTGGGCATCAATGCCCAATGAAAATAAGGCCTCAAAGGAGAGGCGGCTTGATATGCTGTCATCCAATAGTCCCTAACATCAATAACAACATCTGGCTTAAAATCTAATAGTACTTTCTCAAATCTCCATCTGCCAAATTGGTTGTCTCCTCTTGACGTATACTCTTTATGTCGAGGATCATTGTCTTTGACAGCGTTCGCATAGTAAATCCAGTCTATACTAGTATCTCTTGGATCATTTACGAAACCATAAGAAGCAAATTCAGCAATTACATACTTACCAGTTTTATGCAGTCTAGATAAAATTTCTTTTGCATAAGTTCCGAAGCCGGAACTTAAAAAACTGGCTTCTGAACACATTAAGATTCTAAGTTTATTTTTTGGGTTATTCATTAGATATAAAACAGGGGGCTTTCGCCCCCATGTTCTACTTTAGGTTTGAGGAGGTTATCAAAAAGCTACCGGTTCTGTTTCCTGAGTCTTATTCGATCTTGTAAGCTTAGTAATCTTGGAGAAGTTATTAACTCTGACCTTTAGACTACTGTGCTTAACTCCATCCTTTTCCCATGTGTCATTCCTTAAAGATCCCTCGATCATTACTAGATCACCCTTCTTAAAGGACTCCCCGATAATTTCTGCACCAGTATCCCAAGCTTCACAATTAATAAAAGAAGTGATCTTATCCTTCTCTCCGCTTGCCTTAGTATACTCTCTTGAAGTGGCAACTGTAAAATTAACAACAGCAGTTTGCTTCCCACCAGTACTGACAGACCTAACTTCTGGATCGCGAGCAAGATTGCCTCTAATCAATGTAATATTCATATTCAAAAAACTCCATAAAAGTAAAAAGTGAACCGACAGTAGTATTATAGCTCAGTGAGCACCCGTGTCAAGAAACGGGCAGAAAACATTTTTCTACAACAAAGCTATCTTTTGCCTTGCTTCTGCTACCTAAAAAAACCAGAATATTACCATTAAATAGATGGTCTTTATATTTAGCAAATTGGTCAGGAAAGAAGATCACGGAGTCTAGCATTCCAAATTGATCTTCTAAAGTTATGAATGCCATTTCTTGACCAGGATTTTTGCCTGTTTTAGTTTTTGTTATACTAATATTTGAGATTTCTGCTGCCATAATAATATTACTAGATAAACTAGAACTTTTAAATTCTTTGCAATTAGTATTAGACATAGTTATGTCATACGAGTCTAATCTAGAACATGTGATGGCTACTCCTAGGAGAGAACTCTCAGAATCCGATAACCATTCGATCTTATCTAGTAAGGAATACGGGGGCTTATCTAATGAGCCAATTAGGCCTTGGATTACAGTCTTCCTATTTTTGTTTATCTTTTCAGATAATAATAACGAAAAAATATCTCTAATTTTTTTGGAAGGAAATGTTTTAGCTAAATTTGTAAAGTGTTCTGATTCTTTATTGCTTAAACTGCTCACTACTCCATATTCAAATAACATTTCTGTTCTTGTTTTTTTAAAATAGTCTAATGCCCCACAAGATATTAGAGCTTTGCTTGCAGTGGAATTGATCTTTAATAAGATTTGAGACAGAGTTTGCGACCATGATAGTGTTTTTAAGTCTAATGTTTCTGATATTGACAGTATTTTATTATATACTGACTTTCCAACCCCCTTAATATCTGTTAATCCAAAATAGATCGCTTTATCTTTGAGAATAAATAATTCATTCAAATTTCTTAAATCGGGAATATGAACAATAATATCCATCTCTGTAGCATTTCGTACTAATTCTTTAATTTCCTGCTGTGGATCTATTTTATCCTTTGCGTACCTTAAGTATGATGCAAAGAAGATCTTTGGAAAATGGGCCTTTGTGTATGCAGATAAGTAGGCGTTCATTGCATATGAAACACCATGGGACTTATTAAAAGAATATCTCTGAGACTTTTCAATCCAACTAAAAATAGCCTCAGCTTCTTCTCTCGTTACAATTTTAAATTTATCTGTGCCTTCTAGAAATTTTTGTTTTATTTTAGCCATTTCTTCTGGTTTCTTTTTCCCAATAGCCTTTCTTAAAGCGTCTGCTTCTTGCAGATTAAATCCCGCTAGATCTTTGGCTATCGACATGGCCTGTTCTTGATAAATCATTTCTCCATATGTGGACCCTAAACATTTTTCTAAAGAGGGATGGAAATAATCTACAGATTCCAACCCATTCTTTTTGTCTATATAGTGATTAGATACGCTTTTCCCTTCTCTAAAAGCTTCAAGACAACCCGGCCTAAGAATACTAATCAATCCAGATAGCTGCTCAATATTTTCTGGCTTAAGTTTTTTAGACATAGTTTGTCCAAGTCTTGACTCAAGTTGAAAACATCCTTTGGTATTACCAGAAGAAATCAGATCCCAAGTTCTTGAGCATTCAAGATTCAAGCTCTCTAACTTTGGAGAGAATAATATTTTGGGAAATTGAATATCTTGTTTATCCAAAACTGGAAATTTACAACCACAATCAAATGTATAATATTCAGACATTGGCTTTGTTAAAAGATCCTTTGAATTTTACTTTTGAGCTAACATTGCGATGGAGCTTCATAAATCTTATTAGTATTTCTGCTGTGTCTCTAACATCCTTTAAAGCATCATGAGACCCTTCCGTGGAAATACCAAAATATCCTCTTAGGTTATCTAATGTATAATTCTTAAGTTCGTTATTTCCTTCGAACCAGTAGAAGATCATATTCATTAAATCTATGACATCTCTTGGATAGAATAAGCTACTTCTTTTTTCTTTATTGAGATTATTGTATTTAACACTTAATCTTTCTATGATTCTCATATCGTATCTGTTGATATTGTACCCTGCAGCAATAGGTGCTGTAAAACAAGATTTCTTATCAGACCTAATATGATACATTTCTAAATAAGAGACAAACATTTTCCATCCCTGGTCTTGCTTTTGGTGTCCTTTCCATTGGTCTAAAATATCTTGTTTAGAGCAACCTCTAACCTTGGAATGAAAATCCAGAACATCACTATCTGCATAGGCATATTCAGAATCCTTTTCTAAAAGTTCTGGTCTCATATTAATGTTAAATTCAGAATCTTGCACTATCTCAAGCCTAAAGGGGTCAATGATAAGTGCGGCAATTTGTACGGGACTACAGATATCGGGATTAATTCCATCTGTCTCGAAATCAAACACACAAATTTTTTGAGAATTAGCCATTTACCTCTACCAGAGTATTGCCGGGGAAAAAAGTTTTATTACTAGCGTTGCCAGCAGTCTCGGCATTAATAGACCTGCAACAGCTTACCTTGACCTCATCAACCTTCTTATATTCAACACCATTCACTACAAATGTGGCATTGACAGGAACATCGCTTAATAGTTTTTGCATATTATTCTCCTTTTTCTAAAATGTCTGTTATGGTCATAATCTTATCTAACATTGCAACACCCAAAATATCAAATTTTATTACACCCAAATCCTCAAGATCCTGCATCTCCATTCCGGCGATAAGTTGATCGTTTTTTGTATCGTAAATCATCGGACAAACATCGGATAAGTCCTGAATACTAATAGCAATTCCTGCTGCATGTTTTGATTGATTAGACTTTACTCCCTCTAAACGTATTGCCTGTTCAAATCTTTTAGCTAGAGGACCAGACAGCTCATTATCATCATTAATATAGCACCAGTCTTTGAGTTTGTCAACATTGTTTTCTAACGCCCACCTGATAATCGATGCTTCACCGGTTTCTTCTTTCATTTCTTGAAGTTCATCTGCTATTTTGGCTTCATCTGGTATAAACTTTGTGATTTTATTCATCTCGTCAAATGATATATTGCCATATACTCTTAAGACTTCTTTAAGTGCGCCTCTGCCTTTCATCGTATTATACGTAATCATTTGTGATACTTTATTGTATCCGTATTTATCCTTAATATACTTGATAATCTCTTCTCTTTTATTTATTGGCACATCGACATCAATATCTGGCATGGAAATTCTATCAGACGTATTGCGTCCAGTATTATAGAATCTCTCAAATATTAAATCATATTTTATAGGATCTATAGAAGTGATCCCAATTAAATACGAAACCAGACATCCTGCCGCACTTCCTCTCCCTGGACCAGGAAGCCAATTATTCTCTCTAACATAACGCAGAATATCTTGGACAATTAAAAAATAGCTAGAAAGACCAGCGCCTTGTAACACTTCTAGTTCATGTTTGATCCTTTCTGTGTATTGTGGCTGTTTGTCTTCTGGTATATGGTTCTTGATCTTTTCTCTCCATCCACGACGACATAGTTCTCTTAAGTATTCATCTGGATTAAGATTATTTGGACATTCAAACTTAGGTAACATGGGCTTGTGTAGAATATCATAGCTTTCACACATACTATCAACCAAATTAGTATTATCTATTTCTTCTTCTGTGTGAAGTTCTCTCATTTCTTGTGGAGACAAGATGTAGTATTTATCAGATCTGAAGAAACAATCCATCATTATATCTTCATTATTTAGAATCTTTTTATTAATATCGACTAAAGTTGTCTTTAGATTGTTGCATAATAGTATCCTTTGATCAACAGCGTCTTCTTGAGCACAATAATGTGCATCTGGGGTACATATGACTTTGGTGTGGGTATTCTGGCCCAAGTCTCTTATAATCTTAGTCAAAGCTATTTGTTGTGGCAGATATTCTTGGTCCATAAGCTGGGCCTCTAGAAAGAAATTATCCTTACCAAATATATCTTTCATATGAGAGATAAATTCTGTGCCAATCTTATTGGCGTTATCTGGATCTTCCATAAGCTTATAAGCCAGTGTGGATCCTAAATGTCCACAGAATCCTAAAATATTACCATCTAAATATCGAGCTAATTTATCAAAACTTAATCTTGGTTTATGATAAAAGTTGTCTTTATTATTAGATTCTGAAACTAAACTAACTAGGTTATGCCAACCTTGTTTATTCTTAGCCAGGACTATGAAGTGTGTTAGTTTTGCATTTTCCTTAGTCTTAATTGTTGAATCATCATTACTAATATATAGCTCGCAACCCAGAATAGGCTTAATATTCTTAGCTTTGAGTGATTTATAAAACTGCACTGCTCCAGAAATTGATCCATGATCTGTTATTGCACAAGATCTTAGTCCTAAAGCTTGACATCTAGCAGCTATTTGAGCTGGCTTACTTAGTCCATCCAAAAGTGAATAATGAGATTCACCTAAGAATGGACATGCAGAGGAGTATATACCTTTGTCATGTCCATCTATTTTGTCTCCTTATGTTGTGCCTGGGGCTTTGTACTTACCGAATGTATGACCAGAGTGCTTATATAGGTCTACGACATTATTGATCCCATAAAGTTCTACATCGTGCTTAACCTGTTCGCACTTACTCATTATTGATCCGTTGGAACATGTCTGATTATCCCTGTATTCTACTATAGCTGGTATTGATGAATTTTCAAATGTGGTTTTACCAAAATGACACAATTTATTACACATCCAGCTTTTGTGTAGTTTTGGCCTCTTGGTGTTCTTAATAATTTCAAATTTATCTCTAAGCATATCTTCTGTTTTACTTAAATCAGAATCATCAAAACAAATCGAAAATGGACCACCGTCATTGATAAAGTATATCGAAAAAATTATGTGCTGAATATGTGGAAACAAATGCTTAATAGCGTAATGATATATTCTAAGTTGCGGATCACTCTCTAGTTTCTCTTGCGTTTTTTCTTTTCCCGTAGCCCAATCTAGCCTTCGTCCCGTTTTCCAGTCGATGACTTCTATGGTATTATCGTCAACAAGAGTGATCAAGTCAATAGTGCCTTTTAAAGCTAAATTTCCGCTCAGCTTACCTTCTGATGTATCAAAAGAATATTTTGCCCAATTTTTCTTTATTTCAAAATCAAAGTGCTGTTCTGGACACAATATATTTCTATTGCGAGGATCAAACATACCATTATTAAATTCTATTGCTTTATATACCCAACTATGACAGTCTTTATAGTCTTTTGGCGACCATTTATGATGACTGGAGCTATTAGAGTAGTATGTATATACTTGTTCAATAATTGTATTTAGATTATATTGATTGATGTCTAGTTTGCCAACAATATCGTCTACAATAGTATCTTGTTTATTCTGTTGGGCCTGTTTGATAACGGCTAGTATTTCTAATACTTTATGAACTATTGTTCCTTTGTCTGCCTTTTGTCCAGACGGCCCTCTCCATCCGAGTACGTACTCAAGGAAATATTGTTGTTCACAAAGAGAATGGGTATTAAAAGAACTGCTACGAAAATAAGTTATGATAATTTTAGTATCTCCTCTATGATTTTTTTAATGTGTGCGGACTGCTCATAAAGAGAATATTCAGAATTATCTATAACATAGTCAAAATTTGACCAGTCGTATTTGTCTTTATCTAGAATAGACTCACTAATATGATCTGAGTGGAATGGGTCCCTAGTCAGTCTGATTACTTTTCCTCCATTAGACTTTATTGCCTCGATTTCGTTTGGAAATCTACAATCTGTTACTATCGATACTGGAACGTTTTCTCTAACAATTTTCTTTAAAGTAGAGTCTACCCAAACATTCATATGCATGGATCTAAAAATATCAGTACCGATAAATTGCATCACTTCTCTGGCGCTCAAATTTTTATTTTCCCATTTTAGATGAGTGGTTTGATTTTTATCTTCATCAGAACCATAACATTGTTTATAGTCTAATCCTAGTATATTTATACATATGTCTTTCTTAAGAGTGTCTGCAAAATTATAGATCTTAATAGACTTATTTAGCGTGTCGAAACACCTGGACATTATGAAATCATTTGATAGTGTATTATGTGGATCAAAAATTCCCTCATACTCTTTTTCTCCATATAAGTCTGAGACAATAATTTCTCCAGATTCGCTAAGAAAAATCTTTTCTGCAATATCAAGCTGAGACATGAAGAATGAGTAGATTAAATTCCCAACAGTACTTTTGCCAGACTGTTTTCTCCCAGAGACACCAATAATCATATAGTATACCTTTCAATGGTAGGAAGAATATTTTGCTTAATAGACTCTGAACTCATTTCTGCGACATCGGGATAGTCTATGGTTAAATTGATCACATTATATGTTTTATTGCATTTAGCCTGAATTTGTTCGGCCGCTTTCTTGCCTGCTTCATCACTATCCATGATAGTAATTATAGTCATGGCTCCGGAAATATCCAGCAAGGTCTTTTGCTTATCTTTTAGTGACGAACCAAACAGTGCTACAGAGCTATGGATGCCCGACTCCTCCAATCTCCATACATTCCCTGGGCTTTCTACCAATACAACAACAGATGTTTTTTTAATATGCTCTTTAGCATACCAGTAGTTGTACAAACACTCCTCTGCCTTAAAACCATCGCTATGTTTCCATTTTGGTAGCATTCCACTGGTTGATCTGCCGCTGCATCCTATCATAAATTTATGGTCATGATCATATATAGGAACAACGGCCCTACCCGACATTTCCTTACCTTCTGTCACACAATCTCCAACATCATACTTGATCAGGATTTCAGAAGAAAAATTCCTATTCAAAAAATATGTTGAAGGAATTTTCAGTGCTTTTACTATTGTGCCTCTGGTAATTTCTCTAATAGGCTTTTGATCTTGTGTCGCCAATACTTTAATAGTACTTACGAAAGCATCTTTCTCTTTTTGTTTCTTAGAAACCTTAATGTCTTTCAAGTCGTGCTCTGTAAATTTGACGATAAAATCAACAGACTCAGCAAAAGTAGCAATCTTATCTCCTGGTTGTTTCCAGCCATATCTATTATGAGATAAGCACCCTCTTACGAATCCTATTAGGGATGATCTAAATGTAGATTCACATTGTTGTGTTCTGCATTTCCAGTTTCCTCTATAGTCATCTCCTTGATGATATAAATTAAATGCTGACTCATTATCTCCACCATGTATTGGACATGTTAATGTTATCATTCTATCCATTAAACGATAATCATAAATATCCAAAGCCTTTAATAGATCTTCTATTCTATCACAAGCCAGGTTTGATATAGCATTTAATTGGAACTGATCATATGAATGATATTTCTTGGTCATTATTTTCATTAACTATGAATCCGTCTTTAGTGCTTTTAGTATTATGTGCCAATTCTAATTTAGTTTTACCTTCTGTGATTTTTGCACACCAACCCTTCATGTGACAATTGATATAATCGTTGTCATCTAGTCCTCCTCCATGACGACTAATAATAGGTATTAATTTACGATTTCCCCCATCTGGACCGTCTTCTGCTAATTCTTCATCTGATTTTCTCTTGAATATAGTAAAGTTACTACACAACCAAATGATTCTATCTGAACCGCTTGCGGTATCTGTTCCTTCTTTGGAAATACCATCTCTATTTAACTGAACAAATCCTACAATTGGTACTCTGTATTTAACAGCAAAATTATGTAATGCGGTCATCATAAAACCAAGAACCTGGTATTCTTTGAGATCCTGAGACATTCCAGAAGAATCCATCAACTTTAGATAATCATAAAATATAACACAGTCTTTTGCTGTTCCGTCATCATTCAGACCAACCTCTTTAACGAGCCATCTTCTCATAATAGAAAGCTGCTCCTCAAATGGCTTGCCAGCGATACTCTTGTGGTACAGAGGGCTTTGTTTAAGTTCTTCGGATGCTTCCTGTATCTTCTTTAAGAGGTTCGGGGATTCTGCGAATTTCCCTGTTTCGATCTTGGATAACTCTATTTCTGTAATCATGGCCAATAATCTATGAATATGGTCTTCTTTGGTCATTTCTGTATCCATATTTAATACTGGAATTTTCAATTTATTTGCAATATGAAAACCCATATTATCTACCATCAAGCTCTTGCCGATTTTGGGTCTGGCAGCAATCATATTGATAGTGCCTCTTCTTAAGCCTCCCCCAATAGCCTGATCATATACAGGAAAGCCAGTAGAAATACCAACTTGATCAATCTTGTTCTCTTGTAGAAATTGGACATACTCACTTAATCCTTCCCCCATTGTGGAAGGAGAAGATTCAGAGTCAGAGGATAGTGATGCAGAGAAGTCGAAGATTGCGTCCTCTGCCACCCCTAGAATAGACGATACGTTTTCTGTACCGGTTATATCTAGCAATTTGTCTTTGATCGTATCTAATTGCTTATGTAATTGTCTTGTGATCTCTAGTTTGCGTATTTTGGCCGCAAACTTTCTTGAATTCTCCAGATTAACCGGGAAATCAAATATAGCCTTAAGATGCTGTGCTTCTGACTTTTGATTTAAGATATGAGAAACATCAAGCTCCTGTGCTGAAGCATATATTAGGGCTATATCGATGTTTGGTTTTGGATATTTTTCACAAATATTTTTTAAGCATCTATATAGAATTTGATTACTATCTACCGTGAATGTGGTTTCAGTAATAAGATCTGAGATATCTAGAAACGCATCCTCTCCATATTTTAAAATGGAGGCAAGGACGGCCCTTTCTGACGATGGATCACAAAGAATCATAAATTAGCCTGATTGGGTTGAACAATTATTACATTTATAACGAGAAGGAGCTTCAAATAGTAAGGCGGGACTAATCGTTTCTTTTTTCCCACAAACTCTACAACTAACTTCTATCATTTCAAATTCCCTTGTTCTAGCAACTGGAGGGGATTTGCTAAGAGCTTTATCTATGGCTATGTCTTCTTTGTGCATTGAGAATTCTGACATCTTCTCAAACTTATTTGGAATTCCAGAAGACTCCCTAGATCTTTTTTTACTCTTTGTTTTCATTATGGATTCTGGTCTGTATTCTTCTTCTTCTTCTGTCACTACCGGCTTTTGCTCCGACCCCTTTGGCAATAGTGCCTGTAGTATTTGAATAAGACTTTGTATTTGTTCTGGATTTTTCATTAATTCATTAAGATCCATGTTTCACCTTTGTCCTTTGAATAGATAACATAATATCCGATAAATGCTTAATACTATTTGCCAAATATTGTAATCTATCGCTTCGTTGTTTAGCGTATTTTTTAATTTTGTTTAGAGCTTCTGCCTTATCATTATGCTTGATAGCCTGTAATGATTTTTCAATATAGCCGTACCCCTTGTAATTATTGATTTCGTCAGCTATAGTCTCTTTGATAGTTTCATCTGCCCAATTCAATCTCGACAGCTCTCTATTTATAGATCGCTGAACATGAAATGCGAACTGCCCTAATCTATAGGCTATTTCTCCACAAACTTCAGGCGTTGTTTTTTCTAGTTCGTCTCTACTCATTTGAAAATAAGTATTGAGCTCTTCTTCTGGAAAAGTATCTGCTCTGTATGTTCCTAGTCCGATACCCTTTTCGTATTCATCAAGAACCTTATCCCATTCATTAACTTGTTCTTTAGTATTCATTTTTTTATCCTTGATGCCCATTGGTCTATTTGATCAAATGGTAATTCTATATATTCAATGCCATTTAATTCACACCAATCTTTCTTCTCTTGATCTCTTTTCTTGTGTCTAATAAATCCTAGTGGACTATTATGGAAAAATCTACTAAATTTATAGTGTTGTTCACCATGTACTTCTATACATTTCTTAACCAGAGGCAAATAGAAGTCTAAATAAAGGATTTCTGATCTTCTGATATTGATTGGTATTTCTTCTAAAACCTGTAGGGTAGGAAAACAAGCGTGAATTAAATTTCTGGCCTGCAAATGTAGACTAGACTTATTTTGAACTGACCCATGGGCAATATTTCCAATCAATTGCCAATTACAAGAATTGCCATCTAAGTCTTTTACTTGCATTTGATTCCCATAGTATCCTTGACCTTTATCCATAAATCATCATAAACTTTAGGATGATCAACCAAATACTGTCTCGTTTTCTCAAGACCTTGAAATTTGGGTTTGTCCTCGACAGATGATATAGTATACCACGCACCGCCCTTTGACACAAGTCCTAAATCTACAGCGAGCGTAAGTAATTCCATCTGCTTATCAATTCCCTGACCATATCTAATATAGCTTGTAATTTTACCGCCAGGAGCACCTAAAGCAGAACACATTACTTGCCAATGTACCTCTTGACCGATTTGAGGACTATCTGTACTTAAATTCCAAGGACTAAAATAGTTAGCTTTGATTTTGATATCTGTTTGATAAGCAATAGCTTGGCCGCTCTTTTCTTTCCACTCGCTATGACCCATACCCGGATTACCCATTTGATGAGTAATACCTATAACCACATTCCTGTTAACAGGAATAACATTCGATACTTTCCTGCAAAACTTAGCCAATAGTTTAGCTCCGTCTGCTCTTTGCATCTTATCCATATCGCTAGTAATTTCTGCTTCTGTACACAGAGCAGAATACGAGTCAATAATAACTATCGACCCTGGAATTTCATTAATGATTCTTTCACCAATTTGTAAGTATTCTTCTGCATGTAGAATCTTGCCTTCTTGAGATCCTATAATATTGAACTTATCTAGATTTAATCCTGGTATGCCTTCTAGATCTCTTTTCTTTAAGCGACCTTCTATATTAAGATAGTAAACTTCTCTCCCCTCTTTGAATGATCCGTGAGCATATTCTTTTTTTTGTGCTGTTGCACAGAAATCTAAGGAGGTAGTTGTATTATGAGTAACAATAAAATGATCGGTTAGGTAGAGTCCATCCTTATGGTCTATCTCTATACATTGAGCTTCTTCATGAGAAATCTTTTGGATGTCTACAATTTTTCTGCACAAATCAGGTTTAATTCTTTTGTGCTTGGTCTGTTTCCTAGGTAAACTAAATAGTTGATTAATATTATTCCCATGAATACAGAGCCTATATGAAAGAAAAGTCTTATTATTACACTTAGTATTTCTTGGTGTCAATACAACAGAATAGCCTAGTCCCTCTAAGAGTTCTCTAATATCAGAAGCTAATTTTGGTGATACTGTTGAATATTCTGCTCTTTTCCCTTTGCTATTATAACCATCAGTATCCATTAATCCACGGATTAATGCCAGCCTATTACTTAATGATACATATTTATAGGAGTTTGGTATAAACTTATTATGAGAATTACAACCCATTAGACCTAATCTTTTCAGATCTCTGGTTAAGGTATTTTTTACTAGAATATTTGAATCAATTTTTCCGCTAATAGTATAATCATATTTATCAATATGTTTAAAAGATAGTCCTTTTTGTTGACAAAATGATCTGAATTTATTTGCGATGAACTTGTCAGAGGTTGTAAATCTTGGAGTTTTTTGTGTCAATCCTCCGTCTCCTATCAAGCACCCTAAAATATATGGATCAAGAATAAGTTTATTCTTCTGCTTAAAGTAAACAGGTTCCGTTAATGGAATCTTCCACTTCCAACGATCATTGTATCTCAATCCTTCTTTAAGGATCTGTTCTAGAGTTATTGTTACATAATCACTTCGACGATTATTTTTAGCTACAGTCCAATTATGTTCCAATCCACATTCTGTTGAAGAGCCATCGTTAAATATAACCTTATAAATATCCTTCTTCCCTTGTGGATATACTCCGATAACTTTTCCGGTACTGCCATCAGGAGTACAGACTACTGTTCCAATTTTCATTTCTCCCATTGTGCTTGGTCCATCGGGGGTGTATATTAGACTATCTAACGGCATTTCTTTGCCGCATTTAGGCTGACCAGTAAAAATAACGAATGATCCTTCTGGGATACCTCCATTCAAAACGACATCTAATGCTGGACTAACGGGAATAGTAACTAACGACTTATCAATAACGGCATTTGCCGTTAGCATGACATTATCGCCAAAATTCTTTTTTACATCTTCTTTAAGACTACTCATCATCTAATTCCTTTAGTTTTGATATGATGTTGCGCTTTTTTACTGGTTGTCTGAATGACTGTCTATCATTTCTATTTATCTCAAGGGTGAAATCAGTGTTCTCTGACTCTATGAGATTCTTGTACTTTTCTATGATAGGTATAAGGAATGGAGCGCGCAAAGAATAAATATTTTTCCCTTTGTCGTCCTGCAATGCCTTTATTATAGGTTTTGGTCCATATTGCTTAACTAGTTTATTAGCAGAAGCAATTTGGTTTCTATAGAACTTGGCCCACGTTGAATGTGTCCAAAATCTATAGTGTAAATCTAATTTATCTTTTCTTGCCTTATTTTCACATATTATCTCAGTGATAAACTGTGCTGCGGATACAGTTTTACCATTTGAGTATTTAGACGGATATGTATTGCTCATTACTTTTTAGGTTTAAAAATTGACTTGTTCAGATCTCTTCCTTGAGTTCCTTTTGCTCTTGTTGTATCGTTCATTTCAGAAGCTTCTCTCGTCATGATAGATACAGAATTTAATCCTTTTGAGGATGTATGCCTAATCATTAGGTCTGGGGATGCAATCTTTTTGGGTGGGTTTTCCGCTATAATCTGATCCACCACAGACTGAACACTACTTTCTGGTAAGCTAACCTTTTTTGCTATAGAACCAATATCGTGCTGTTGACTAAATAGCCATCTAATAGCGTATTCTTTGACTGTTGGTATTTTTGCCATTATCCTAGCTCTCTTTCTGCGTTATGTAAATAAGATAGGTTTTTAGTATTCAAAAAATTGACATATAAATCAAATGCTTTAGCATTTACATCTCTAAATTTAGATTCAGTTTTACAAACCTTATCTAGAAAAGTATTTGTTTTTTCTTGTCCATAAATAGATACTGGATTATATAGTTTACCAGTATTATTGATCTTTACAAGATACCTGATAGATCCATCTTCTCTAACTATTTTTTTAGCTAAGGACTTATGGATATTTTGTTCTAAAACTCTACTATTTTTATTAGTATCTACAAAGTCTCCAGTGTCCACTAAAGAATAGTATTCGTTTTCTTCAGAATCCCTGGTTTTGGGATTCATAATAAAATCATTTTCATTAAATTCAGTTATTTTTTGCGTCTTCATAAGATTTGCTCATAGATTTTTCTAAATGATTAAAAAAGGCTTTCAAGAATACATTATAGTCTTTATTTGACGGGATAGGGATTCTATAGTTTTGTTTACAGATTTCTTTTGTTCCAATCTGTTCGCCAGATTCATCCTCTTCCATTACGCTTGCCATAACATTAATAACTATTTCATGTCTACATGCTATTAATTTTTTGTCTTCTAAAAAAAGAGCATCATGTATTGAGTCATGATTAATACCTTCGTATAGCCTATAAACTAATTTCTCTATCTCATCTGCTTTTGCGTCTTTTGGTAGCTGATCCATTGTCTGTCCATTTCATTTTAGATTTTGGTTTATCTATTCTACTCATTCCAGTCGGCAACGATTTGGTCTTATCAAAACCTTCTTTATATGAATTGTGTTTTGCATACAGGTGATGTTTTTGATCGTCACTAAATCTATCATTATTTCTTTTAGCTAAATGATCCAGCGTTTTTACTTCGGAATCAGCTAATTTAATAGAGGTATTAATTGAGCTTAAATCATCCTCGTAGGATCTGCTTGCAGTAGATCCGCATTGGTCACATGATTGCTGATCTTGATAGGCTTTGATGGTAAAAAATAATTCAAATTTGTGGTTACACTTGTTGCAGTGAAAGGTGTATGTGGGCATTACTTGATCTCTCTTTGAGCATGATTTAACCACTGAGTATTTTCTGTTGATAAAAAATTGAGATATTTATTGAATACAGATTCTGAAACTTCTGTAAATTTGAGATTTGACTTGCATGTCTGGTTAATAAATGACTTTTTTATCTTTGGTTCTATCGAATGAAGCTCAATAGGATTGTGTATAATTTTATTTGGGTCGGTCATAATATAATAACCGTATCTCCTAACAGTACTATCCTTAAAGTGTTTTGATTTTTTGTCTTTAGTACATTTAGCGTAAACATTCTTATTACTCTCTAGATTACATCTAGGGTATCCAGAATCATCCATAAAATCTTCGAGTCCTATCTTCGTATAAAATTTTGGACTAAAATCATTATCATGATTAATTACGAAGGAATCTCTATCTATTCTCATAAACTATATGACCTCGGTAAATACGATATCCATTCTGTCGGTATCTTGTCCTTTATTGTAAGTAGACGATGTGTCATTGGCAAGAATTTTAAATTTTTCTTTGGTGCAATAGGCAGGTTTTGTAATGGCATATTTGCTTGTTTGGGCGTTTTATTACCCTTTTTCCTATTGCAAGATACGCAAGCCGTTACAATATTGGTCCAGCATGTTGGGGATCCTTGTTCGTAGTCCCATTGAGATTTTGGCACAACATGATCATATGTTAAGACCGCTGTCTCTTTTTGTTTATTACAATATTGACAGGTATAATCATCTCTTAAAAAGATATTTTTACGAGAAAAATTAACTTGCTCATTATGAATGCGAAAATATTTAGCGGTTTTTACTACTGCTGGAATAGGATATCTTTTATTATGGGTTCCCATAATATAATCATCTTTATAGAAGTCTATAACCTCTACTCCAATAGAAGTATCTGTTTCATGTCTCATGGACCATATTAGTGCTCTTTTCCAACTAATAATGCCCATTGGACTATAATCAGCATTTAATACTAAAGATCTTTTATGATTTTCTTTCATCTTTTTCGTAATTATCTAGTCTTCCGATTATTTTACCAATGATGGGATTTCTGACAATATCAGCGTGCTCTAACCTTGATACTCCTATATCCTCTACTCCATCTAGGGCATGAATCATATCATAAAAACCTCCTTGCATGTGTCTATGTAGGTCAGATTGACTAACGTCTCCAGTTAGAATCATTTTGCTATTCATTCCGATTCTGGTTAATAACATTTTAAGTTGATCATATGAAGCATTTTGGCACTCATCGGCAACAATAAAAGCGTTATGAAAATTACGACCTCTCATAAGACCTAGTGGCACTATTTCAATTTTATTATTTGTTTTTAGGTTTACAAATTGAGCATTTGATATGAAGTAATTAACCTCGTCAAGTAATGGTAATAAATATGGATGTAATTTTTCTTCTGCTGTTCCTGGTAAATATCCAATCTTCTCTCCGGATTCTACTACTGGTCTAGTAATAATAATTTTTTTGACCTTTTCATCAAGAAGATATTCTAGTGCCATGCCGATAGCGATATGGGTTTTACCACTCCCTGCTACGCCCTGACAAAAAGTAATAACATTTTCTGCAGCATTTCTTATATATTCTTTTTGATTATCTGTTCTGGGCTTTAATCTATTTCGGTAAACGGCTCCTTGTTGAATAATATTGTTTGTTGCATCAATCACCTTGGACCTTTTCTTTGTGTTTTTTTTTCTCAAGGCTTACCCTTTACTATGAGAGAGAGATGTACCAATATATGTGTATAATACACCGCTATCTATAGCTTATTAAATTATTCTAATTAAATTAATCAGTTTAATTTGATCATCTTTTACAATAAACACGCT